GCGTTATGCCAACTTGAGTTCAGCCGACTTGCGTTATGCCGACTTGAGTTCAGCCGACTTGCGTTCAGCCGACTTGAGTTCAGCCAACTTGCGTTCAGCCGACTTGAGTTCAGCCAACTTGCGTTCAGCCGACTTGCGTTCAGTTAAAAATAAAGAAGAAGCTAATTTACCTATTTATTGCAAATGGAATCATTCTGTTATTGCAGATAAAATACAAATCGGATGTAAAACTAAAACTATTGAAGATTGGGATAGTTTTTTTAAGAGTGAAGAAGTTTATTCAACCGAACGTAATACAGATGATTTTAAACAAATCCAAGCAGTATATGAATCTTATAAGGCTTATTTAAACTTTTTATCAAAATGCTAGACACTTACAACGAGTGGAGTTCACACAACCCAATCAACCAAGAAGATTTAGAACCCTTATCAGAGTTCGACCAACTACAAGAAGACTATCTACAATTACGTGCTAGGTATAACCACCAACGTAATAAAATCAACGAACTTATTAATCAACTAGAAGGATTTGAGCATCAGGCTTATCTTCTTAATAAATTAAAACAGTTATGACTGCAATAGAATGGTTACACGAAAAATTAGCAAAATCAACACAAGAAGAATTAGTTGGTAATATAAACACATATTTTAAACAAGCCAAAGAATTAGAAAAGCAACAGATTATAGATGCAAGATTAACTGCTCCATCGGAATTAATTACTTATTCTAAAACAACATATTTAGACGAAGCAGAAAAATACTACTATGAAACATTTAAAAAGTTATGACACCAAATGAAAAAGCAGTACAGCTGTATAGATATTACATTGACTACACTCAGGGACATTATAATTGTAAGCAATGTGCCTTAATAGCCGTTGATGAGATATTAGATATTGTAAATAGTATTTATGACTATGATAGAGAAGCATTAGACCCGTATTGGCAAGAAGTTAAACAAGAAATTCATAATCTATGAGAGACGCAATAGAAAAGTTTATATTTGGCTTAGAGAAGTCAGATACAGTTAGAGTAGACATTGTGGTTACTAAAGACCAACTGAATATGTTAGGATTAGACAAAATAAGAGAATTATCAAATACATTAATTAATAGAGAATATGAAAAGAGAAACAATTTGGGAGTACAAAATAAGAGTAAAGCAAGAAGCTAAAGACACATTAGCACTAGCAAAGAAACAAGAAGCAGAACGTTTAGCAAAGAAACAACAAGAGAAGTAACAACTACATTGTTTATTTTAAAAAAATAAAAAATGAAAAAAGATAAAGCAGCATTTCCACTAACACAAATACCAGGGTCGCATTTTAATCCTGGAATATCCGAGAGAACGTATATCGCAATACACGTTATGCAGTCGCTAATTAGTATGGGACTATATGAACATCAGGATATACCAAAAATAGCCTATAGAATGGCGGATGATATGATACGGTATAATCAATAGTATTGTCACGAATATAGTATATATTTGTGACATAACAATACTGGCTGAGTGGAGTATAGAGAAACTCAGGGAATGCAGCTGCTATAACAGACGTGGCATCGGGAAGCTCGTGATGTATGGACATAGGAGCAAGTTAGTAAGAACAGGTGGGAAAGGCTAACAATAAGGCAATCAGAAATGGTTGCCTTTTTTCTTTTTACACAAATTTTAATGTGGAATTTATATCGGTGGGGTCGATGCAAATTCTTTAGAGAGATTGCCTCGGTGGGGTAGAAGTAAATTGCACTCAGCTATCGCTTGAGCATTCGTCTTCGACTGAATGGTTGCCTCGGTGGGGTCAAAGTAAAAATTATTTTAAGAGATTGCCTCGGTGGGGTCAGGCTGAATGGTTGCCTCGGTGGGGCCTGAGCATTCGTCTTCGACTGAATGGTTGCCTCGGTGGGGTCAAGGCTATCGGCTATCGCCTGATAGGTTGCCTCGGTGGGGTACACTCGTTTTCAACTGAGTGGTTGCCTCGGTGGGGTCGGGGTGTTTTTGTTGCACCTGTATCAATTTGCACCTGTATCAATTTGCACCTGTATCAATTTGCACCTGTATCAATTTGCACCTGTATCAATTTGCACCTGTATCAATTTGCACCTGTATCAATTTGCACCTGTATCAATTACAAAGGTTAAATTTTACACTTATATATATAGTATAATTTTTCAATTTGTTTTTATTATTTTCGTTTTTCAAGCATTGGCAACCCCTGTAAATGCGTTGCAAATGTTAAATTTTTCTTAATTTTTTAACCTACCTATTGACTCATATATATATAATATACTACTATTGTAGTGTTGGAAAGCGGTAAAATACCGCCTAAAATTATCTAACTATCTGAAAATCAATTATTTAACACTTATTTATTATGAAAAATTCAACACTTAAGAAAATTAACGAAATTAACGACCTTATTAATGTTATTAATGAGTTAGGGGATATTCCTACAACTTACGCGGGCGGTACTTTCCCGCATTATGTATCAATTAAACCTATAACTATAAAAAATCAATTTGTAACTATTGAAAGCGATATAAATGTATATTCTTATATTGATAATAAAGAAAGATACAACACAAACAAATCATCTATTTGCGGGGATGAATTTTGCGAAAAACATTTGAACTATACACTTAATATAATTTTGAAAGCATTCAAAAAAACTTTAAACTAATGACACTTAAACAAATCAACAAAGAAATCGACAAAAAAGAGGTTCTAATTTTCAAACTATCAAAAGATTTGCACAGGCTTCAAACTACTGAGATTGAAATGGAATTAAACAAACAAAAAGAAATTTTGTTTTATCTTAATCAAATAGAATATTTATTAAACCTTTAAACCTTATTTATTATGATCAATTTATTTATTATTTTATGCATTTTTATTTTATTTTTTGTACACGCATATAGCTTGGAATTTAGAAAGTTTACCAAGTACGATGGCTATTTATCAATTGGCTTTCTAATTACAATTATTTTAACTACAATAGACTTATTCTTAACCTTAATTAATTAATACAATGAAATCACACGAACAAATCACCGAATTTTTAAAGTCTTTGGATATTGATAACCTTAATATATTAGACTACATTAATATTGACGATATAGACCAAGACAACGCAAGCGAAAGTATTTTCGAAATGATAAACGACAATAACGGTTTCGAAGTTGAGATAATTTATTATAGCAACGCAATTGAATACCTGAAAAGAAACGACCCTAGTTTGTCCGAAAGTATGGAAATTGCGACCCAATACGATTATAAATTATATATGTTAAATTCTGAAGTTTTGGCAAGTTTGCACGCTTCTAAAAAGGCTATGTCCGACTTTTGGGAATATCAAGACAAAATTAATAACTTTTTTAATTAATTAATATTATGAGAACAATCACACAAAAAGCAGTAAACGCACTTTTGAACGCACAAAAGTTTAAGTTATCAAATACCGAAGTAAAAGTACTAGACAATGTAAGTATCTTACTTTATCAAGATAACCCTATTGCGTACCTATATAACGACCTAGAACGTACTCTAAGCATTCAAAATTGCGGTTGGTTCAGTAATACCACAAAGGAGCGTTTGAATGGCTTACCGAACGTTAAAATAAGCCAAAAAAACTTTGTTTGGTATTTGAACGGTAAAGAATGGAATGGTAACTTAATAGATATTAAATAATGGATAAACTAGAATACATTATAAAGGAACTTAATAAGATTAAGCCTTTTAATAAGTACGTAAAAAAGGCAGTTGCTGAACGTATAGAGTACTATACAGAAACTGCGCATATGTTGGAAGCTGTAACAATGGAGCAAATAGAAAAATTTTGTTTTCTAGCGGAGGTACTTCGGGAAGCTGAAAAACTAGAAAAATTGAAATTTGCACCAAAATTATTGGATAAAGTAGTTAAGTTAGAAGTACATCAATATGCGCCAGAAATGAATGTTTTGCACTTCAAAAAACACTTTATAACAGTACCACAAGCCAAAACAATTGCGGAGGCAATAACGCAAATTATACAAAGTAATTCAATTTCATCATTAATCAAATTAAATTTATCATTATGAAAATTTACAGCAGCTACAAAACAATATCAGAACAATTTGACAGCCTTAATACTTTGCCACTATTTGAAATAGAAACAATTGATAAAAGGACAAATGAAATAGAACATATAATTTTTAATATATCAATTCAAAATAATAAATTTAGAGCGGAACATATAGCGCTAAACCAACAGCAAGAGGACAGCGAAAAAATTGCGTTCTGTAGTACTAGTATAGATAGTTTTTTGACACTGGATGAAAACTTGCAGGAGCTTTATTTTGAATGTATAGAAGCTATAAATAGAAGTACTTTTTATGAATTGCCTTAAATCATCCGTAATTATAAAGAAGCTGCAAAGGATAGAGAATATAAATAAGCATACTTATAATCTAGTTATTGATATAAGTAAAGGAACTACAGTAGTGCGACCAGTGTACAAAGTACCAGAAAAAAAAACAATAATAAATGTATTGGACGAATTAATTATAGTACTAACAAAATTAAATCTTAACTTTGCGATTAGTAACGATGCACCCAGAAAGGGGAAAATAGGCACAATAATAACAATAAAAACATATATCAAATATGGAGACAGTACAGCAAAAGTATAACAGATTAAAAGAGGAACTAAATAAAGAAACAAAGGAGAATTTAATTCTTGCAAAGAAAATTTATTTAAAACGTTTTGAAGCTGAAAACGGGTTAACCTAAAGAAAAGGAAAACAAATGTTTGAAAATGTACAGAAATAGCACCTTATTAAGGTGCTATTTTTATGCTTATAATTTAGCGGGAACACCTGCAGGTACTGAATATAAGGGATGAAGCAAAGGATTGACAAAAATTAACAGCGGGAAATCCTATATATGTGCGCCCCTGTAATCAAAAACCCTTAAAAAGGTTCAATTCTGTAAGGCAATATCCTTAAAAAGGTTACATTTTGTAAGGTTACCCCCTTAAAATACGGGTAAAGTTGCACCAAACCACCGCAAATGGGTAAATTTATACCAATTTCGCCCGTGGATAGCACCCAATTAGCCTAATCGGATGATATTTTAGGGGGGTATACCCCATTGAGAATTTTGGGAGGAGGTGGTTATGACCCCCTGTAAAAATTTTTACCCCTAAAAAGCTATATAGTTATTCACATCTTATTAGCAACTTTAGTTGTTAATGACTCGTGTTGTAAAATATTTGTAGGAGAAAATTCCTACTTTTTAAAATTTATCCAGTACGCATTGAAGTTTTTTGCAACGCATTTTTCTGTTTTTTAGTCTCAAATTTCCAGGTTTAGACTTAACTTTAGTCCAATTCTACTTTTCTATTTTTTAGTAAAAAAGATACGAAAAACCTATATTGCTTATAATCAACGTTTTAGCTTTTTAGGCAGTACGCATTACGTTGACAATTTGCGTTTTTTAGGGACACCCCCCCTAAATATTTTATTTTTAAGGGGGGTGTCCCCCAAAATTGACTTTTTTCAACGTAATGCGTACTGTGTATATTTTTATATATTGTATTATTATTTTTATTATATTTGTAGCAATAACAATAGTAATAAAAAATATACTATTGGGTTTAATCTATTTTAGTTATGAGTTTTTATTCAGATAAAGAAAAGAAAGAGATGTTGGATTTAATAATTGATTTAATAGAAGAAGGTGGTTCTATTAGACAAATATTAAGACGTTCTGATACTTGTGGTACTAAGACGTTCTACAAGTGGTTGGAAGCAGATGAGGAGTTACAAGCTCGTTATGCTAAAGCTACTAAAGTAAGAGCTGATAATATCTTTGAAGAGATGTTGGAGATTGCTGACAAGCAGGAAGCGGATATGGGCTACAACGAGAGAGGAGAAGAAGTGATAAACCATAATGTTATTAATCGTTCAAGATTACAGATAGACACAAGAAAGTGGATGTTAGGTAAATTGAACCCTACTAAGTACGGAGATAAATTGGATGTAACTTCAGGAGGAGATAAACTTCAAGCTGTGCCGATTGTAGGAATGAAAATTCTAAATGAGGAATAAGGAAATAAGTTTAAATGTTCGTGGTAATGTAAAGCAGCTACAGGCTGTTAAGTATTGGATTGATGATACGACAATTGACATAGCCTACGGAGGGTCAAAAGGCTGCATTGTAGGCAGCACTTTAGTTAGGACTTTACAAGGCTTAATTCCAATTAAGAATGTAAAAGTTGGTGACTACGTATTGACTATTAACGAAGCCACTAAGCAGAATGAATATAAATTAGTACTTGATACTAAAAAATTCAGTACCGAAGGCTACCACCATTACCATAAAATGATTACCTTTGTAATGAAGAACGGAGAATCGTTCTCGTTAACACCTAATCACGAAATTTATGATAATGGAAATTGGACACCAGCTGGAGAGTTTGCCGAACGAATCTTGGAAGGAAATAACGAATGGGTATCTAATATCAACTTTTGGTCGGGTAGCTTCTCTCAAGCGTTTTGGCAAAAAAGAGAATACCATTTTAAAACCTTGTACGACAAAGAAGGGTTACTTAAGAATTTATTTAAGCATAGGAGGGGAAAAGAAGCAACTTCAGATACACCGATTAGTTGCATTAGCTTTCATAGAAAATCCTCAATCAAAGCCTATAGTAAATCACATCAACTTCGACAGGAAGGACAATCGAGTAGAGAATCTAGAATGGGTAACAGACAAAGAGAATGTTCATCATTCAAAAAGTCGTTCTCATCAATTATTCGATACTCGTGGAGAAGATGTATGGAACTCAAAGCTAAATTCAGAAAAGGTTTTAGAGATACGGGCGAAGTTCAAGCCGAGAATTTACACAAGAGAGATGTTAGCACAGGAGTATGGAGTAAAAGCATCAACGATAAAAGACGTGATACTACGTCACAGTTGGAAGCACATTTGATAGAAAGTATCAGATATGAAGTTTTAGATGATTATGTTTACGATTTATGTGTAGATAGTAATAATAATTATTGTTTGACAAGCGATAATATTATAGTTCACAATTCAGGCAAGAGTTTCTTAGGTTGTTCCCTTATTTGCGCTGATGCGTTAATGTACCCAGGTACTCATTACTTCATTGCAAGGAAGACATTGACTGATTTAAGAAAGTTTACCATTCCATCTGTTCACGAGATACTTGATATTTGGGGAATAGGGAAGGAGTATTACAAGTACAATGGTCAGGATAACTACTTTCACTTTCACAATGGTTCTAAGATATTTTTATTAGACGCTAAGTACCAACCATCAGACCCGAATTATATGAGGTTTGGTTCGATGCAGATGACAAGGGGTTGGATTGAGGAGGCAGGGGAGTTTGAGTTAGAGTGTAAGAATAACTTACAGGCATCAATTGGAAGATGGAAGAACAAAGAATATAATTTACCCCCAAAACTGTTACAGACTTGTAACCCTTCTAAGAATTATTTATACAAGGATTATTACAAGTTAGATATAGAAAAGAACTTACCGATTTACAGGAAGTTTATTCAAGCATTACCATCAGATAACAAGACATTACCCAAAGAATATATACCCAATTTGATAAACATCTTATCTCCAAATGAGATACAGAGGTTGGTGTATGGTAACTGGGAGTTTGACGATAACCCATATGCGCTGTTTGATTATCAGGATATACTTGGATTATACACAAATGAGTTTATCAAGCCTACGGAAGATAGGTACATCACTGCGGATATTGCATACACTGGTGCTGATAAGTTTGTGATTATGGTATGGGCTGGATTTGTGGTGGTTAAGATTATTGCAATTGATAAAATTGACGACACGATGGTCAGTAAGAAGATAAATGAACTCAGGGTTCACTACAGAGTTCCACTGAAGAATGTGGTGTATGATGCAGATGGATTACAGACGTTTACTAGGAACTCATCACAGAGTGGGAACTTAGTCGGAGCTGTAGGGTTTCACAATAACGCAGTGCCGATTAAGGTGCAGGGGAAGAAAGAGAACTTCAAGAATCTAAAAGCTCAGGTGTACGAATTTTTTGCACAACAAGTTAAGGATTCAAAGGTGTTTATTCAGGATAATGCGTTTAGGAAGCAAGTGATTGAGGAGTTGGAGCAGATAAACAAGAATCCAATATTGGATGATGGTAAATATGCTTTAGAGCCTAAGAGTAAAGTAAGAGAGAGGTTGGGTAGGTCTCCCGATTTTGCGGATGCACTGGCGATGCGATTCTACTTTGAGTTGAAGGGTAAACCTAAGGTAATGATTAGGTGGTGATACCTATGTAAATTCGCATAACAGATAAAATATCTGTTATGTTAATATTTTTTAGTAAATTTGTAGCTTTAAATATAAAAAAATGATATTTCAAAACGACCAAGAAGCGATTGCTGCTATTAAAGCCAATCTAAAAATAAATCACGAGTTCGTGGAAATGCGTGAAAGTTCTAATGAACTAAAGGCTTTAGTAAATGGCGATGACTTCATTGAGGAGTTAATCGAGAAGATTGAAAATATCGAGAGTGATAAGAAAGCATTGGCTCGTAAGAAGTACAGCAGAAGTATCAAAGATTTATTTGAGAGGTTGTTTCAGCCTATTGATAATATTTATTACGCTACAGGTGGTGTTAAAGACTACGACATTCCTAATGATAGTATTAGAAGTCAGTTCATAAAGAAGATTGCTAGTATTAGAGATAATAAGCCATTGTCTGAGTGGATTCAAAAGAATGCGATTAAATTAATGAATACAGACCCGAACGGTTTGATATTTTTGGAGTATAAGACAATTCCTACAATTGATATTTACCCAACGTATAAGTCGATTGAGAAGATTAGATACTACGAGGCTGATGGTCAGTTGGTAGAGTATGTGATATTTGAGCCTAAGAAAAAAGACAACAGAACATTTTGGAGAATTGTTGATGACGCTAAAGATAGAGTATTTGAGCAGATTGGAATGGAGTTTGTGTTGATTGAAGAATTGACATTTGACCATCCATTTGGTCAGACACCTGCGCTTATTTGTTCTAATATTCAAGAGCCAGGAGAAGAGGAGAAGTTGTCGGCAATTGATAGCGTTATTGATGCGGCTAAGGAATATGCGAGAGACCAATCGTTCTTGACGTTATATAAAATTTATAAAGGGAATCCAATCTTTTGGAAGTATGTTCAGTATTGTGGCGAATGTTCAGGTACAGGTAAGAGTGGCGATGAGGCTTGTGGTACTTGTGATGGTCACGGTAAGATGGTATCTAAGAATGATGTTACAGATGTTGTTGAGTTACCAGTTCCTGATAGTACAGACTCTCCTATTATCGCTCCAAATATTGCAGGATTTATATCTCCTGATTTAAATGTTTGGGAGCAGTACAACGTAGAGCTTGGGAAGTTAGAAGAGAATATATATAAAACGCATTGGGGTACGTTCTATGGTGTTAGTAAAAACACAGGAAGTATTAAGACTGCTACAGAGGTAATGTTTGATAAGCAGCCTATGGAGAATAAGCTCAATATGTACGCTGACTTTGTGGAGTATATTGAGTGGAAAATATCAGAGTGGATTTTAAACTTCTACGATACTACGAAAGATAAGAGCGAAAGCCGAATTACTATTAATTTAGGTCGTAGATATATCATTGAGAGTTATGACACATTGTTGGAGCGATATGAAAATGCAGTTAAGTTGCAGGACAATAGCGTGGTTTTGGATAAACTATTCGGAGAATACTTAGGAGCTAAGTATAGAAATAATCCTATTGATTTGCATATCAACTTATTAAAAGCGAAATTAGAACCTTACTTGCATTTGAATTTAACAGATGTAATTAGTATCTTTGGTCAGGAAGAGGCGCAGAGAAAAGTATTATTTAACAAATGGTGGAAGACCGTTACTGATTACTACAAGTCAGAAGATGTATTAAGTGCTGAGTTTGATGCTTGGTTCGAAATAAATAAAAAACCTATATCAGCACCTACTATTCAGTAGGTGTTGCTAAAGATTTTCCCATCTGCTAATAGCAGATGTTATTATTAACTTTAAAACAAGAAAAATGATTGAAACACAAATGGCAGTTTACAAACTGCACAAATTAGCACGTTCAGGTAAAGGATTTGACCCAAGTTTTAGACTTGGATTAGAAAGAGACTTACACGTTGTGCAAGTAGAGTACGCTAATCAGATAAATGCTCACTCAGGTATGAATGGGTTGTATTACGAGAGAGATGAAACAGCTACTAAGTTATACTTAGATAAAAAACCATTCAAGCAAGTTAAAGAATACGCTGAGTTTGTTGAGGTTAAAGATGAAGAGATTGTAGCTCCTGTTATCAAAGACACTACAGGAAGCATTGAAGAGGAATCTGCTCCTAAAACTAGAGATGAACTTGCTGCTATCTACCAAAAGAAGACAGGAAACAAGCCTAAAGTAGTTTGGGGAGTAAAGAAATTAACTGAAGAATTAGAACTATTAAAGAAATAAACGATGGCTGTAGAAAATTTAAGCGAAATTGAAACAAGTTTAGGATTAGAACCAGGTAAACTTACTGAAATGATTGCATCTGAAGATAGTCATACTATTGACTTATCTGAAAGAATTATCCTACCTAAAGAAATATACGAAGAGCGTATTTCTAACTTGAAAAAAGAATCTGCTACTGCTGCGATTGAGATTGCGGTAAAAGAGCAAAGAAATGCACTTGGATTAGAGTTTCAAGGTAAGACTATTGAGAATTTGGTAAATGCTATCAAAACTAAAGTAGAATCTGAGAGTAAAGTAGAGCCAGAAGAGAAATTCAAGAGTTTAAAGTCTGACTTTGAGAAGTTGCAGAGTAATTTGATTGAAAAAGAGAATGAGTTCAATGCGTTTAAAAACAATATTGAGCAACAAAACTCTTTGAATGAGATTAAGAACGAATTTACTAAACATATTCCTGACAACACTTTGGTATCTAAGTCTACAATTTTTGTAGAGGCTAAAGAAAAAGGGTTTAGTTTTGTAAAAGAGGATGGTAGAATTGTAATTAAAGACGCTAATGGTTCTGTGATTAAAGATGAGAATACATTATCTCCTGTTTCTGTAAAAGAATGGGTTACTAATTTCGCTACTCCGTATTTACCTGCCGTTACGGGTGGCGCTGGAAAGAAAGATGAACCTGCTGCTGGTAAAACAGGAAGTTTAGAAGCGTTCTTGAAAGAAGCTGAGAAACAAGGGTGGAACTCTGCACAACAAAATGAGGAGATGGCTAGAAGAATCTCTGCTGGAACATTAAAATTATGAGAAAAATAGTAGAATGGGCAATGTCTTTGTTTTTTAGTAAAGAAGCTATTGACTTAGTTAGAAGAGAAGCTGCTCAAGAAGCAAGAGCTGAGATGACTAAATATGAAAATAAAAAGTTTTTAAGCGTAAAAAAAAGATATACTAAAGTATAAATTACTATATTTGTATCTGTATTGTCGCAGATACTTGTAAAATTTTAAATAAATTCCCACAATGATAGAACTGCGACTCTTGATTTGTGGGTTTTTGCTTTATGATAGGAATATATAAAATTACCAGCCCAAGCGGTAAGATTTACATAGGTCAAAGTATAGACATTATGAATCGTATTCATAAATACAAAACTTCAAGATGTATAACTCAGCCTATTATACTTAAATCTATTTTAAAGTATGGTTGGGATAATCACTTGTTTGAAATAGTTTGTGAATGTAAGAAGGAGGAGCTTAATGAGCTTGAGAGATATTATCAAGATAAATTTGACTGCATTGGTAAGAACGGAATGAATTGTATGCTTACAACCACTTCTACAAAAAGCGGAAAAGCACGTGCCGAAACAATTGCTAAACTTACAGGCAGAAAACTTCCTGAATCTACTCGTGAAAAAATGAGAAATAGAAAACTTAGCGAAGAAACTAGAGAAAAAATTAGTCAGTCATTAACAGGAAGAAAAGTATCTGAAGAAACTAAAAGAAAAATTAGCGAAGCTAACAAAGGAAAAAAAAGGACTCAGGAGTATGTTGAAAAAATGAAGCAAAGAATTATTCCTGAACACGTAAAAGATATGCTTCGTACAAATATGAAAGGTAAAAAACATTCTGAAGAAACTTTAGAAAAGTTAAGAATAGCTCAAAAAGGTAAAAAACCTTCTGATGACTGTATAAATAAATCTAAATTAGCAAACTCTAAAAAAGTTCTAGATACTGAAACTGGAATTATTTATAATTCTGCTAGTGAATTATCTAGAATTTTAAATATAAGTGTAAGTACTTTAACAGCAAAACTAAGTGGTCAGAATAAAAATACAACTCAATACGTTTATGTATCTTAATTTTTTGTATATTTGCCTTTAATGGCGGTATGCTATTGAGTAAAAAGTCGGTAGACACAAACAAATAAAAAAATATATAAAATTTAACTTAAAAAAAAATTAAAGATGAGTAATCGTGTAAATTCTAACCTTGTCAAGGCTCAAGCCCGCCTGCTTGGTGCTTTCCAATCATCTGAATTAAGATTCAGATTCCCAGCTACTTATTTAGCTCTTAAAGCAGCTTCTCCAATTATGTTCCCTAATTACTCTGAATTGAGAGTAAGAGAGGATAGAACAGTTGAGACTAATTTCGCTGCTCGTTCTTCTCGTTCTTTAGGAAGTGCAAGAACTCACAACCACACTGGTGTTAAAGGAGATACTGCAACTCTTACTCCAACTTGGGCAAGTTACACTGACAAATTCAATATGTCATTGAAACAAGCTGACAACTCTTTGTACAATGCTGATGAGCAAATGTTCCAAGAAATTTCTAATGTTGTTGCTAACTTTATGGAAGGTTACGAAACAGCTGCTACTGCTTACTTGTTCAACAACCGTTCAGGTGTAAACGTTGCTACTGCTTACGGAACTTTTGATTCGACTAATGATGTATTCGAAATTGCTGCTGCTAACGAAGATACAGCTATCCAAATTACTAAAATCGCAATGGATGCTAACAAATATGTTGGTTCTATGAAAGTTTTCTGTGATTCAGTTGCTTATGCTAAATTCGAAAAACAAGCTGCTCAAGGTGTTTCTAACGCTACTAACTTATCTTTCCAATTCAATGGTGTAACTTTTGTTCACTCTGTAGGATTAGGTGCTTTAGCTGTTGCTTTAGATGCAGGATATAACAAAGGTTTCTGGATTGTAGTTCCTGACGGAACTGTAGCTACATTGCCTTGGATTCCAGTACAAAACAGACAAGGAGTTTCTACTAAAGTTGCTGATTTCTCTAGCTTATTGAATCCAGTTGATGGAGAGGCTTACGGAATCCATACTTATGAAGTAGGTGCTGATGACTCTGCTAACAATGGTTACACTCAAGACGTAGTTACTCAATACGAAGTATCTCAAGATTTAGCTTTCGTTAAAGCTCCATTGACTACTGCAGGAGAGACTACTATTCAAGCATTTGGAATCGTATAGTAAGTGATTAATATCAATAAAATACAAACAGCTATGTTAGGAGTTGTAGGGTTTAAACAACCTTACAACCCTAGCTATGCTATTGTAGATTCTGCAAATCAACTTAGCAGCTCAGGATATTTTGTAACAGACAATCCTTATGCTAAAATTGAGTACATAAAAGACAATCAAGATTACTTATCAATTAGTAATAGTGATTTCAACTTGTTTCTTAATGATTTAAAGAAATCTTCAATATCAAACGTATGTAATCAAGTTTTTAATGAATTTGATTTTATTGATAGAAGCCTACTTTACAAAAACGCATCTAATAAAATAGATGTTGAAACATTACCTACAGGATTTATCGGGTATCGAATTAACATTTCTAACGAAAGAAATGTAGCGTTTAAAATCAATAGAGTCTTATTGGACTTTCAAGGTACAGGAACGTTTACATTACTACTTTGGAATACTGCAAAGAAGGCAGCGATTCAAACTAAGGTAATTACAATTACTACAGACCATCAAGAAGTTATTTTAGATTGGGAAGTAAATAATTCAGACACTACTTACAAGGGAGAGTATTATATTGGTTATATCAATAACGCTCTAACTGTAAGTCCGTATAAAAGAGATTGGAATGCAGGAACTGTACTGAGTCAATTGACTTATTTGTTCATTCAGCCTATTAAGGTTTTAAATCATACAACTACTACGTTATTTGATTTGACTAAAATTGATGGATTGTCTGAGTCAACAGGTCTTAATTTTGACATTACAGTTTATGATGATTATACTGATTTTGTAATTAACAATAAAATGTTGTTTGCAAGAGCGATTCAATTAGATGCAATGATAGGTTGTATTCAATTATACTTATCATCATTAAGAAGTAACGCAAATCAGGCGCACTCTGCTCAATTATATGAAAAAATAATGATTGAATTAGAAGGTACTACTGCTGGAAGTATTGTAAAAGTAACAGGATTGAAAAACCAATTAGTCGGAGAAATTACTTCTATTAGGTCTGAGATTCAAAAACTTAGAATGGGATTTAGAAAGGCTAATCAATTTTTAGTATCAACATTAATATAATGGCGAACAATTTAAAAACAAACCCAATAGGCTTAGACGCTGTAATAGCTAAGATACAAGTAAAGTTGTATGACAAGCTAACTGCTTTATGGGGTGTTTCTTTAGATGGTTACCCAAGATGTTATGATATTAAAAGAGATAAAAAGACTACTATAGAACATTTTATAAGTTCTACCGACTATGTATCATTAATTCACGTTGATAAGAATAGATTTTTCTTTATCAATAAAAAGGATTATGTACAAAATAGTAACAGAGCTTACGATACTGAAGTGGAATTATTCTTCATTGTAAATGTAAAAGAATGTAAGACTTCTATCAATCATCGAGCAGATGAGGAGGTTAGATTAGATGTAATGAATGTTTTATCTACTATTGGAAATATAGGAATCGACACTAAGATAACGACTGGTGTTGAGAATGTTTTCAAAGGGTATGATTTTAGATTTACTGACGATATGCAACCATACCATTGTTTTAAAATAACAATGTCTGTGAATGATTTTAAACTAAATCAAACAATTTGTAATGGAAACTAAAAAAAAGAAATTAGTTGTTGACGAAAATACAGTAGTATCTATGGGTGCTGTTGAAAAACCTGCTGAGAAATTAGTAGTTAGTCAACCTAAAGAAGAGTTCAGTGTATTGAAGTCATTTACTTTTGATAAACACTATCACGTAGGAGATGTAATTTCATTATCTGACTCAGGAGTAATTAAAGAATTAAAAATAAATAAATACATCAAATAAAAATGGCATTAATAGACCAATTAAACGTAGTGGCTTGTTCTCAAAGTGATTTACTAGGAACTGGTATGGAAGGTTGTACTTTCGACTGGAACAGAGTAGCAACAATTGAGTTATCTCCAAGAGGGTATGCTTACACAGATGAGCAAAACTTAGCTAACATTAAAGAAGGACAACAAAAAGGAGAATTGATTATCTTACAAGGTATCAAATCTTTCGCTTTAGTTCCTGTAGACCCAAACATCAATACTGCTGACGGTTCAGGTTACAAAACTGTAACAGGAGAAATGCCTTACGAGTATGATGTAATGTTTGACAACAATGGTGTAAACTATTGGAAAGCATTGCGTATGTTAAACTCAAAAGACCGTTACAATGTAGCTTTGTACGATGTTGAAGGAAATAAAATCTTCACTCAAACTAAAGCTGGTGTTGTAAAAGGATTTGGAGTTAAAATGTTGTTCGTAGGGCAATATAAAGGAAAAGAAGGTAACAACCCTGCTGAAGTAAAAATGCAATTGCAATTGTCTGACTTCCAAGAAATGGAAAGACAAACTTGGATTTCAGGAGAAGAGTTAGATTTCTCTGCTGAGAGTGATTTAGAAGGTATCAATGATGTTGTATTAACTGCATCTCCTTTAGCTGTAGGTGGTACTTCATTAGTAGTATCTGCTTTATTGTTAGACAAATCTCACTTCGTTGACGGATTGTTAGTTGGAGACTTCAAAATCAAAAAAGGTGGAGCAGTTGTAACTGCTTCTGCTGTAGTTGCTGATTCTGTAGCTAAAACTTACACATTCACAATTCCTGCTGCTTCTGCTGGAACTTACACTGTAAGTACTTGGGATTCATCTCTAAGTTCTTATGTAGTATTGAAAGCTGCAAGTGGATTGCTTTACAAATCTAACGTTGCTTCAGTTGTTGTAGCATAATTAGATTATATAATAACTAAAAGACCGTAATGATATTGCGGTCTTTTTTTATACCTTTGTATTTATGGCGACTACAGTTAGTGATTATTTAGAAAAAGTAATGCGTGTTCAATCTCAGATAGGTAATGAGGTTGATGATATTATACGTAGTAAAGAAGATGAGATATTAGATTTAAACAGAGAAGACCAATTGTTTGATAAAGGTATCGATACTAATGGTTTGCTTTTGGGTCAATATGCAAGAACTTTAAATGGAAGTACTAGAGGTTATCCTAAAACACAAGGAGACCCATTTAATTTTTACGATACAGGTAGTTTGTTTTCAAACTTTAGCTTATTATCTAAAGGTAACGATAATAAAGTAGTTATTGAAAACTCAGATAGTAAGGTTGGCTTACTAACTAAACAATACGGAGAGTTTATAGGTCTTACAGAAGAGAATAAATATAAGTTAAACTACGAAATAATATATCCTGAATTAATGGCTTTTATAAAACAATACTTATAATATGGGAATACCTCACAGAAAGAAAGAAGAAACAATTGAATACTACGAAAGCATTAAAGACTTAATATTATGGTCTTGGGATAGGTATTTAGCCACTAAGGATAATAATTTTTTTATTGTTGGTTATGATGGAAGACAACCTAAGATAGTAAACGAGAAGTTAACTAAATTAGAAAAGACGCTACAGGATGAATATTTTATCGAAGTTAACGACAGAGACTTTAATAAAAAAATAGAGAAGTGGATGAAGATTGATAATCTTCAAACGAAATACACTATTATTAATATGATACTTGACAGAATGTGGTTGGGGTTTCCTGATTCACAAATGGATGTAAGGGCGGCTTATATTAATAAATTAAACAAGTTAGGATTTAAAATGCCACTTATAAATAGTGTTATTGGAGATGCTGAAGAGATACTTCGCATTAGAGAGGAATTAAAGGGCATTATAACGCAGATAAATATAATTAAAGACGAACTAAAGACAGATGCAGTTGTAGAGCATAGAAGCCTTAATTTGCAGCTTAAAATGATGTCTAAAGCAATGGAGTTCGGATTCCAATTAAACTCAAAAGAATTGACTGTTTCTGAGTGGATAGAATTATGTAAAGAATTAAAGAATTTATCACAAAAAAATTAGTACCTTTGTAAGTATATAATAACTGGGGATTGACGTAATACACGTTAATCCCCTTTTTAGCTTAAAGATTATGGCAGATAATAGTATAGATTTAATAGTAAGTAAAGAGGCTTTTAAACAGCTTGATGACTTATTGAAAGAAATTAAGAAAGCTGATGATGCAATTAGGGATTTAAATGTAAATGCCGCTAGAAATCCTAGCACTCCTAGTGGTGCTGAGAATAACTCTGCTGAAAATGCTAAGATAATAGCTCAAATGAAAGAGCTTACTGCTGAGATTGATAGACAAGCTAATCAAATTAAAAAGCTTGAAGAGGCTAGAAGAGCTTCTAGTAGAGCTATTACTCAAGATACTATAGATAATAGAGCTTCAAACGCTGTATTAACTCAAAATCTACAGCTTACAAGTGAGAAAATTGGAGCTTATCAAAAATTAGATATTGAATATAAAAAAGCAGTTAAAGGCGCTCAAGATGAAGCTGCCGCGTTAGTAGCTGTATCTAAAGCAAAAGAAAATAATATTGATAAGGCAAAAAGATTATCTACTGAATTACAAAAAATTGACGCTTCAGTAGGTAAATACAATAGAAATGTAGGTAACTACGCTAGTGGATGGAATGGTTTAGCTAACTCTGTTAATCAATTAACTCGTGAAGCTCCTGCTTTTGCTAATAGTTTGAACACTGGTTTTATGGCATTATCTAATAATATCCCAATATTAGCTGATGAGATAAATAACCTTAAAATTAGAAATCAAGAATTAGCCGCAAGTGGTAAACCAACTGAGTCTGTTATAAAAACATTAGCAGGTGCTTTATTTAGTTGGCAATCAGCTTTGTCTGTAGGTGTTACTTTACTTACTGTTTACGGAGCTAAATTGATAGAATATGCTTTTAACACAGATGCTGCTAAAAAATCTACCGATAATTTGACAAAGTCTTTAAAAGATAATGAAGACCAAATAAAAGAAAATGTTAAACAAATTCAATATCAAGGAGAAGTAGAGATTCAACTTGCTAGATTAAGAGGTGTTAGTGAAGAAGAATTAGCTAAATTAAGAATAAAAACAGGTGTTAGTGTTGTAAGTGAATATGAAAAGCAATATAACAAAATTAATGCTCAGTTAGATTCATTTGACGCTTATCAAAGGCTTAAAAATGAAGATAAAGGAAAGGCTTTATTGTTTTTAGAAAAAAAATACAATGGTGATTTAGTAAAAGCTAGAGCTGAGTATCAAAGAAGAGAGGCTGCATATACTGATGAAAATAGAAAGTTATTAGTAGATGCTAGAAAAAAGGCTTATGCTGAATTAAAGGATGCTAATGATAAAAATGTATTAGATGACTTAACTAGTCAAGTTTCTTTAAATGATGAGAAAAAAGCAAATGATAAAAAAGCAGAAGAAGAGAGATTAAAATTAATAGAAGAAGCTAATGTAAGAAAATACGAAGCTAATTTGTCTAATTTGAACAGGCAGAAAGAAATAGCTAAAGATGAGTTAGATTCTTTTAGTGGAGGTATAGCTGAGAGAATACAGCTTTCTATTAAACTGCAATCGGCAGAAGTTTTAATAGCTGAAGCTATAGCTGCAGAAAAAAGAAGAATAGCTAAAGGGGATAAAAACTTATTAGTTGTTGCTAAAAACGAAAGGCTTACTGAATTAGAAAACACTAAAACGGAGCATATATCTAGAGTAGCTAAATTTTATAAAGATATTTTTGAAAAGGCTGATGATTTATTTCCCAAAACTATTTTTGGAGATAAGTATAAAATGTCCGAAGAAGATAAGAAAAATTTAAGCAAATATAAAAGAGAAGTTGAAAAGTCTTTAAATGAGATAAGAGATTTTATTCAATCATTTGGAAGCGACTTTGCTTCATCTTCAGGCTTTAAAAGCACTTTTGACTTTTTCATTAAAGTCGATGAGCAAGGAAAAACAATGTTTGATAAATTAAATACTGAAGGATTAACTGCTAAAGAAAAATTTGGTGCTACGTTTAACGCTATTGCGGAATCGGCTCAAGAAGCATTTAATTTTATTTCAAACGCTTCTCAACAAAATTTTGATGCTGAATATGGTAGACTTGAAAAGCAAAAAGAAGTTGCTTTACAGTTTGCTGGGGATAGTGATAGTGCTAGAAAGAAAGTAGAAGAGGATGCTGAAAAAAGAAGAAAAGAAATAGCTGCTCGTGAGTTTAAAGCTAAAAAGGCACAAGCTATTGTTAATATTGCTATGGATACAGCTCAAGCATTGATAGGTTTATGGGTTAAGCCTGGTTTCCCTGCTGCTATTCCAATGAGTATAGCTGTAGGTGCTTTAAGTGCTATTCAGATGGGTGTTATAGCCTCACAAAAAATGCCTAATTATGCTGAAGGTACTGATAACCACCCTGGAGGATTTGCTTTAATTAATGACGGTAAAGGCTCTAATTATAAAGAAACTGTTGTAACCCCTGATGGCAAGGTAAGACAGTTCAGTGGAAGAGATGTAGTTATTGACGCACCTGCTGGAACTCAAGTATTTACTCACGACCAATGGAATAATGAGTTAAATACAATGATGAGAGAGAAAGGTATTTCAATGGCTAACTCATTCCAAAGTAAGAGCGGATTAAGTTATCAAGAAATGGACTCAATTATTGCTAAGCATTTTTCTAAAATTACAACGCAATCAACAGTGATAGATAGAAATGGTTTTAATACTTTTGTATCGAACGGAACAAGTAAAACAATTAGAAACCAATCTCGTTACTCAGGTACAGGATTTGCAGTATAAATTATGGGAGAATTATTCTATTTAGACTTTAAGAATGACGCAAGTGGAGAGGTTCAAATTGATGAGCCAATCGGATATGCAGAAATGGATTTTAATCTTCAACAAAAAGATAAAGGATATGGTAGAGACATATCCTTTTCTGGTGGAGAAGCTCAATTTAATTTCGTAAATTATAGAAATCATTACTTAGATAAATTACTTTACTTTAATCATTTCTACGGATTTGAAAGTAAGGTAGATTTGATTATACGTCAAGATGGTTATGATGATGTTGTTGCTGAGCTTGATTTTGCTACAGCAGTGACTGATGATTTTGAGTACTTTAAATGTAAGGTAATTCAAAAGTCATCTCTACAGATTGTAAAGAGAAGAAAGGCAGTTAAAGTAGACCTGTTTAGTAATAAAGATATTGATGGTAATGCTATTACGCCTTTAACCACTAGCGATATGCTTTTATTATCTAAACCTGTATTTCAAACATCTACTTGGGAACAGTCAGAGCAATATTCTTTAAGTTTGGAGACAAAAGGAAGTAGAAACTATACTATTAATCCTGCTGTAAATATTACTAAGTCAGATATAGATGGCACTCAGAATCCATTTGAAATAAGTGGTGCTGGGTTTGAAAGTATGCAATACTTAGAATCTGCTACTAATTTAAAAAAGATTACATTAAAATTAAATGGGTGTAGTGGATTATTACAACCTGACGGAGATAATGGTGGAAAAGGTAGTATTGCATTTACACTGTCTGTTCGTTACGGAACTACATTTGCTACTTCAACTAATGTTGTCTTAATTACAAAACAACTAAGCCAAAGCTCTCCTGATTATTCTTTTCTAGAAAAAGATTATGTGGTTAATATAGATAGTCTAAACCGAGGGGATAAGGTTTGGATATGTTATCAGTTTACAATGGTAGAGACTACTACTTTTGGTAGATTGGAATGTTTTGGATATGTAAATTTAAAATCTATTAATATTACTGCTGAGTCATCGTCTTACAACTCTATTACTCCTTCGTTCAGATTAATTGATGTAATGAAGCAAGTTGTAAAATCAACTTCAGGATTAGAGGTCGTAGCTCCTCGCTTTGATGTAGGTGGGGAGTTTTACGATAATAGATTATTCAATGGTAACTTTCTTAGAAACGCTTTATATAATACAGACGGAACTCGTAAGCCTTTTTACATATCATTAGAGGATATTGAGAAGTCTATTGTAGAGATGAATGCTGACCACGAGATTGATGACAATGGAGATATATTCTTTGGTACTGAGCAAGACTTTTATACCGCTACAGAAATAGGGTTCTTTGATAACACTCAGTTCTCAGAGATGAATAAGATGTTTAATCCTCGTTTTACAGTTAACGAATTTTCTTATAAATATAAGAACTTCCAAGCGTTAAAAGAGAATGAAGAGGTTAACTCTGCTGATAACATTCACGGAGAATCTAAATATGTCTTTACTAATAAAATGGTAGAGAATAAAAAAGAAATTACAGTTGAGTGGGTACGAGATGCTTTCTTAATTGAATCAAACAGAAGAAAGGCTATTGTGGTATCACAAGACACTGCATCACAAGATGACGATACTTTATTCTGTATTGACGCTGTTGCTACAAATGGAGATATATCTTTTACAGAAGTATCTTTCTTACAGCATACATTTGACGCTATTGCTAATAGATTGACATTAAGAAGTGATGGAGAAGTAAACTTCAACTCTTTAGGTATTACAGTTGGAAGTAATGTAACTATAGCTGCTCCTGATAAAAATGCAGGTAATTATGCTGTACAGGCTAATGCTAAATCAGCAGGTTCGTTAGTTGATGATATTGTGGCTTCAAGTTCATTGTTATTGTTACGTATTTCAGCTGGTGCTATCAGTGCCAATAATAACGGGGAGCGTATTACAAAATATACCTACACTCTAGACGATGCTTTAGTTCCTTTTACTAATTACACTAATCAAGGTTTTAGTTCTATCGCAAATCTAAACGCTTCTAATAGTTACAGTAACTTACGTTATTCTGTAAGAAGAAACATACATAATTACTACCAGCCTTATTTGGCTAGTTGTAATTTATATCATAAAGATGTTACAATTAAGAACACTTGGTATAAGAATAATGGAGAATGCATTACTGCTTATAACGGTATTACATTGAAAGAAAATGAAGAGTTTATTCCTTCAAATCCGATATTATCTCCGTTTATGTATGACAATATTATATTCGCTAATGTTGAGTTTACAGACTTTATAGCGTTACAAAGCGCTGTAAGAAGCGATAGGGGATATATTAGAACTATAGATAATAATAACAGAGTAATTAAAATCTACCCTGTTACTATGAAGTACGAGATACTTAGTAAGGAATTAACAATAAAAGCAGAGGAGAAATACGAGCCTAAAACTATGACTATCAGCACTGCTAATAAGTTCATATTAATCAATAACGAAACTTATGTTCAGGCTATTGATTGGGAGCTTAAAGATAATAAATTATTCATCTACGATAAGAGAAGACAATTGTTATATAACGGGGTGTTTTTTAACAATGTAGCTATCAATGATTCCTTAACAGAAGACGTTGATGAGTTCATAAGTAGAATGAATTTGCTTTAATAAATTTAGTATATTTGTAAGAATATGACACAGCCAATAATTAACATATATAGAACCACAGAAGAGGCATTTTATTTCAAGAATAGTCAGATGAATCGATTCTATTCTTTTAATGGAGTTCAGTTACTTCCGTTCAATCAAAATAAATACGTTCAAGTTACAAATACCCCCGATGGTATTGACTTAGAAGACTGGACTGTGTTCGTGGTTGATATGTGTACTGGAGTAAAAACAGATATTACGGTATCGTTTATGGTTGAATCTTTAACCAATTCAGATAACGGAGACCCTCAATTGTTTTGGTCTTTAGAAGATGTGCAACACGACTTTGGTATGAATTTGATTTATTTAGAGGTGCAACAATCTTTAGGAGAAACATTTTATTCAACACCATTTCTATTGACAAATGAAGAAGTCGAAAAAACAACACAGTTCACGTACAAGGCTAAAAGAACAGATACTTTTCAGAGTATTGGTTTTCAAACTTGGTTTAGACAGAATACTAAGCAAACTGAGCTTACAACATATTATGAAGCATCTACAAAGCAAACAGTAACACAAGCTGTTAAGACTAATAAGATAGCTAAATACGTTTCTGAAATTATGGATATAGACCAAATTATAGCTCTAACAGATGTGTTAGAGAATCCATATTTATATATAGATGGAACAAGAGCTTCATTATTTGAAGCGGTAGAAGTTCCTGAGGTTACTAATCAAGAGAATTTCGGAAGCATTAAATTTAACGTATCATTCAACAATAACGACACCCTATGAATACCTTATTAATCGAAAAACAAACAGGTGGCTACTTTAAGTTCACATTAAATGGAGATACAGCTAACGCTATTACTTCCATTAATAATGACTTATTAGCTGTCGGAAATCAACTTCATTTCAAAACAGGAAATGGAGCTAATATTATCAAAGAACAATTTATCTATCCTGCTGATGTGACTATCGTATCAGGAGGTACATTTACATTTACAACTGTCGCTCAAGTTTGGGATAAGTTAATCGCAATTGATTACTTTGCTTGGCTTGGTGGTGGTAGCACAGGTGGTGTTGATAGATTTGATGATTTATTAGATACCTTTTCTTACACAGGTAATGCAGGGAAGGCTGTTGTTGTTGACAATTCGGAGCTAAAATTAGTTCCTATTACGTTATATAATAAAAGATTATTCACGGAATTAGAAGATACTCCAAATTCTTTAGTTCCTGATAAAATGGTTGTTGTTAACTCTACTGGTACTGCTCTTATATTTCAAGACCAACCTGAGCCACCTGCTGAGTATTTAAACTCTGTAGGATATTTTGACTACAATGATTTAGCTACACAAACTACACCGCTTAATGCAGTGGCTAATGTTGCGCTTAAATTAACAAATGATACTGAGGGTGCTAACACAAGTACAGACCAAAACCCTTACGGTGTTTCTTATGTATGGGATTATACTACTAATCAATTTAACTTCTCTGAGTTAGAGGTTGGAGATACTATTGACGTTCGTGTTCACGTACAGGTTACCACTACTACATCTAATCAAAAAGTGTCTTTAAGTGCTAAGTTTGGAATTGGCTCAGTAGCTGAATTTACAAACTCTATTTTTGAGACTACATTTAAAACTTCAGGACTTCACGAAATTAGTTTCGTAGCTCCGTTCTATATGGGTTCTACTTATATTACTGATTACCCTGCTGAGTTATACTTAACTACAGATGCAAGTGCTACTGTAAAAGTTGATGGATGGTATGTAAGAATTTTAAGAAAAAATATTAATATAATCACGGTAGATTATCAGGTTGAAGACGCTACTACAACTACTAAAGGTATTGTTCGTTTAGCAGGAGACTTAGCAGGAACTGCTAATAATCCTACTGTACCTGAATTAGCTAATAAAGTACCTACTTCAAGAACTGTATCTACTACATCTCCATTATTAGGAGGAGGAGCTTTAAGTAGCAACTTATCGCTTAGCATTCAGCAGTCTAATTCTGTTGATTCAGGTTACTTGAGTAATGTAGATTGGATTACATTTAATGGAAAGGCTAATGATAATGCGGTTGTTAAATTAACAGGTGACCAAAGTATTGCGGGTGATAAAACTTTTACAACTACTAATAGAACTACATTTCAAAATGGTGACGCTGCTCAAATAACATTTAAAAATACGGGTGATTTAACAAAAACACTTAATATTGGTTATGGTTCTAATGGTAATATAATATCTTCAACTGGACTTGATTTTAGAGTAGGTGGTTTAACATCAAGTGCTTTATTAATTTTAGCTAATGAAAATGCTACTTTTAAAGAAAACTTAACTGCAAAATCATTTATAAAATCAGGTGGTACTTCATCACAATTCTTAAAAGCGGATGGTAGTGTTGATTCTACAACATATCAAACTGCTTTAACAAATCCAGTTACAGGAACAGGAACAAGTGGTCAAATTGCTTATTGGAATGGTACAAGTTCAATAACTGGAGAATCAAACTTATTTTGGGATTCAACAAATGATAGATTAGGAATAGGAACAACAAGTCCTGCAAGTTTATTAACAATTAGTAGTTTAGCACCAACTTTTACAATAAATAGACAACCAACAGGAACACAACCTAAAATTTCATTAACAGATAATGGTAGTGAATTTTCATATATTCAATCAAGTGCTGCTTCAAGCATTATGCGTTATGATATAGGACCTTCTGCTGGTTGGGGTGGAATACACGCTTTTTATACAGACACAACTGAAAAAATGCGTATCACTTCAGGTGGCAACGTAGGAATAGGAACAACGTCGCCAAGTTTTGCAATTGGTAGTGGTTTACACGTTAAAAGTAATAGTGGATGGGGAGAGATAAGAATTGAAGGTCAAAGTTTTGCTGGTGGGACTGGTAGTGTAATATCTTTTACTTCAGAAGGAACTACTCTTGCTGATATATATGCAGATACAGATAAAAACTTATCATTTAGAACTAATGGTGCTTCATCAAGTATGCGTATTTTAGCAAATGGAAATGTTGGAATAGGAACTACCAATCCTGTTTCTAAATTAACTATAAATACCGCTACAAATGAAAATGTAGCAATTGGTTCATTGTCTGCAATTACCGCAGGTAGAACTCTTATATTACAAACTTCATCTACTGGTGGTAGTATTGAAACATATTCATCAATAACAGGTGGATATGTAAATACTTTAATTAATCCAAATGGTGGCAACGTAGGAATCGGAACAACAAGTCCAAGTCAGAAATTAGAAGTATCAGGTGGAGCAGCTCAATTTAATGGTGGTAATATTGATGGAACTTTAGGAGATGCAATTTTATTTGGAAATACAACTTATCCAACGGTACAAAAAAATAGAATTAGGTCTTCTATATCAGCAACAGGTGCAAATAATTTATTAGTTTTAGAAACATCAACCGCAACAGCAGGAACTTATAATGCTAATCAATTAGTTTTAAAAGGAGATGGCAATGTAGGAATTGGAACTGCAAGTCCTGGAGCTAAATTTCATTTAAAATCAACAAGTCAAGTTTCAATAATAGAATCCTCAAATACTGATTTATATCAAACATATAGAGCAAATAGTGTCGATGTTGGTTATATTGGAAATGGTGTCGGAACAGTAGGAGGTAGTGCTGCTACTGATTTCGGATTTCAATCAGCATATAATATGGTTTTTGCAACTGGCGGTGGTTCAGAACGTATGCGTATCACTTCAGGTGGTGATGTAGGAATAGGTGAAACTAATCCAGCTTACAAACTTGATGTAAAAAGTTCAGCATTTAATGTTGCTAATTTTAATAGTACTTATGGGCAAATGGCAATTAGTTTTGCTAATAGTGGTACTATATTTTCTCAAATAGGTAGTGGAACTTCAGTAACCCCTACTGCTGCTTTTGATGATTTAGGATTTGGGACTGCTGGTTTAAATAAAAATATTGTATTTGCAACAGGAAGTTCATATTTAGAACGTATGCGTATCAGTTCAAGTGGCAAGTTATTAATCGGAACAACAACTGCAGGATTTGGGTTATTTAGTGAGCAAAGAGTAACAATAAACCCTACAAATGACGGAATTACAGTAGGTCCTTTAACACAAAATAAAAGTGCTTATACATTACAAGCGGATAATAATACAGGTACAAGATATGCACTTTATATGGCTAATGGTTCAGGTGACCCTATTGGTAATATATCTTTTACGTCTACTACAACATCATACAATACAACTTCAGATTACAGACTTAAACAAGACTTTAAATCTTTTAATGGGTTAGATTTAGTATCTAAAATTAAAGTTTACGATTACGCTTGGAAATCTGACAAAAGTAGAATGAAAGGAGTTATTGCTCACGAATTACAAGAAGTATTGCCGTATGCAGTTACAGGAGAAAAGGATGCTGAACAAATGCAACAAGTTGATTACTCTAAATTAGTGCCTATTTTAGTTCAGGCAATTCAAGAACTAAAAGCAGAAATAGAAAGGATTTCAGAAAAAATTTAGTATATTTGTATATGGCGTACGTATATAGACATATTAGATTAGACACAAATAAGGTTTTTTACGTTGGAATTGGGAATGATTTAAAATATAAAAGAAGTTTTTCTAAATACAATCGTAATAAACATTGGCATAATATTGTAAATAAAACGCAAATTGAAATAGAAATTTTATTTGACGATATAAATTATGATGAGGCGAAAAATAAAGAAATAGAGTTTATATCGCTATACGGAAGACGTGATTTAGGAATAGGAACACTTGTTAATATGACCAATGGTGGAGAAGGATGTTTAGGTATGATTGTAACAGAAGATGTTAGAAACAAAATTAGTAAAAATAATAAAGGGAAAAAAATATCACAAGAAACACGTGATAAAATATCTTTATCTAGAAAAGGATTTAAGCATTCAGATGAGGTAAAAAAGAAAATAGGAGATTTTAAGAGAGGTAAGAAATTACCTCCTAGAAAACCCATCTCTGAAGATACAAGAAGAAAAATGTCGGAAAGTAAAAAAGGTAAAAGTCCATCTTATAATTACATTAGAACTGAAGAGCACAGAAAAAGATTAAGAGAAGGAGCTTTAGGAAAAAAAATGTCAGATGCTTGTAAATTAAAAATGTCTGAAAATAGAAGTATTCCTGTATTGCAATATTGTAAAGATGGAAAGTTAATAAAAGAATGGAAATCAGCTACATTAGCTGCGTTTGAATTATTTAACGCTAGAAATAGTTCAAGTATTGTTAGATGTTTAAAAGGTAAAAAAATGTTAGCTTACGGCTTTAAATGGGAATATTTAAATAAAAACAAATAATATGATAAATTTTAAATGGAACGTTAATCCAATGGATTGCGTAATTGACGAAGATGGTTTAACAAACGTAGTTAAAACTGTACACTGGAGACTAACTGGAACGGATGAGAATGGAGTTTCAAGTGATGTATATGGAGCGCAAAGTTTTCCTGCTCCAGAAGCTGAAGGGTATATTCCTTTTGAGGATTTAACTGAAGAGATTGTGGTTGGATGGTTGACTTCTGTTTTAGATGTTCCTGCTATGGAGGCTCAAATTGAAGCTGCTATTAACTTGATTAATAATCCAGTTATGGTGCAATTAAGTTTGCCAAGTAGTGTAGAATAAATTTGTTGAGAAATTACTTTGTAATATCTCAATAAAAATTAGTACATTTGTACTTTATAACCAATTTAAAACAAACATTATGAAATTAGATTTGAACTTTGAATTAAAAGACTTAGAAGGAAAAGAGATTAAAGGTGCTAACGCAGGTAAGTTATTATCTAACACCTTAATTTCTGAAACAAAAGGAGACGCTTTAAAATACTGGGATTGGGCGAATAAGTTGTATAATGGTAAATCATTAGAAATTGATTTGTCTGACGCAGAGGTTTTAAAGAATTTTATAAAACAACACGAAGGGTTTACTGTGCTTTTTAAAGCTCAAGTACTTCCGTTATTTAAGTAATACGTTAACATAATAGGGTGTATTTATTTACACCCTTATTTTAATTTATAATGAAAAGTTTAGATATAATAATAAATCGATGGATAAGTAGAAAACTTTTTGTTTTCATTATAGGCTGTGCTGGGTTATTCTTAGGCAACTTACAGTCATCTGATTGGGTTATTATAGCTACTGCTTATATTAGCATACAAGGAGTTACGGACATTGTTGAAAAGCTAACAAGAAGATGAGTAACTTAGAAATAGAAAGATTGGATAGACTCGAGAGAAAGCAGCAAGAATTTGCTGAAGACTTAGCTGTCGTTGGCAAAAATATTCACGACATAAAAAATGCTATCGTTGGTAATGAACTAAACAACAACCACGGTATGCTCTACAAAATAAACGAAATAGAGGATAGAGTAGAAGACCTTGAAGTCTTTAAGAATGAAGTCTCTGTTTATGTTAAACAATTTAAAGTGGTAATGCTTATTATCTTAGGTTCTTTAGGAACTATATTGGTAAAAATATTCTCAAAGTAATGAAACTAACTGAAAAAGGTTATGATTTAATTAAAGAATTTGAAGGATTTAGCGCCAAACCATATAACTGTTCTGCTAACGTGCCTACCATTGGATTTGGTAATACGTACTATCCTAATGGTACAAAAGTAAAGCTAACAGATAAACCAATCACAAAAGAATACGCTAACGAGATATTTAAAGTAGTGGCTGACAAATTTGCAGCCAACGTTTTAAAACTTGTCAAATCAAATATATCTGAAAACCAACTAAATGCCTTAACTGCGTTTGCTTATAACGTAGGGATTGGAAATGTAAAATTAGGAGTCCCTGGATTAGCTACAAGCACTTTACTTAAATTAGTTAATGCAAACCCAAACGACCCCGCTATAGCTAAAGAGTTCATCCGATGGAACAAGGCAGATGGCAAGGCTCTTAACGGACTTACTAGACGTAGAATAGCTGAATCAGCACTATACTTTACCAAATGAGATATTTAATCTTACTATTACTAATCACTTCCTGTGCTTCAAGAAAAGTAGATATTTCTAAAACAACTACAGAATCTAAAGTCGATAGCTCAGTTGTGGTTAAGACTGACGGCACGTATGTGAAAAACAATAATATATTTATAGAGCAAACTATTGACGAGGTTGAGTATAAACCATTAGATAGTTTGAAGCCAATGATTATAGATGGTAAATCCTATACCAACACCGTTATAAAATCAAAGAAGAATCGCTCTATTAAAACAGATACAACAAAAGAAATAGCTAAAACATCTTCTATAAAAAAGTTAAATGTAAAAAAAGAAGATTTTAAACAGGTAAAGAAAAAAGCCATAGATAAAAAAGTTAATTATCTTTGGCTCATACTTATACCTATTGGTATGTATATTTATAGACAAATTAAAAGTAAGTTATGGCTGTAAAACAAACAAGCGCAGAAAAAAAGACTAAAGTTAAGGTTAGTCGCCCTGGTGTCCACTCAAAATCGGGGAGTTCCAAACTAAAAACAAGTAAGAACTATAAAAAGCCCTACGCTGGTGGGGGAAGATAAACTATGAGATACAGAATAAACGAAACAATTGCGAAACAATTAGGACTTGAGATAAATAAATCAGGTCGTTACAGAATTACTAAAGAACAAGAGAAAGAGTACTTTAAGATAAAGTCAGAAACAGACTCAAATAATTACCAATCTAAAAGTAATACTCACTTTACAGCTATAGCTGATAATGGAAGTTTAATGAATATCCAACAATATTGTGAGTATTACGGATTGGATTATTCTAAAATTAGAAGTTGGAAATTAATTACTCACTCTTCTGTTCCATTTTATAATGTTGTTTTTTACGAAACATTTGAAGAAAAAGATGATACATTTAGAGAAGACCTTATTAGAGATTTACAACAGTACTCTCCTAAGTTCCCTAAATTAGAACGCATAGAGAGTAACGATAGTTATCTCTTGGTTATAGACCCTGCTGATGTTCATATCGGTAAGTTATGCTCTGCCTTTGAAGTCGGGGAGTCTTACAATAACCAAATAGCAGTACAAAGAGTACTGAGTGGTGTTAGAGGTATATTGGATAAAGTATCGTCATTTAAGATTGATAAAATATTATTTATAGGTGGTAACGATATATTACATATCGATACACCTAAGCGTACAACTACAAGTGGTACACCTCAAGATACAGATGGAATGTGGCACTCTAACTTTCTAATCGCCAAGCAATTATATGTAGATACGTTAGAGATGCTGCTCTCTGTAGCTGATGTGCATTTCACATTTAATCCAAGTAATCACGATTATATGAATGGGTTTTTCTTAGCTCAGGTTATAGAGGCTTACTTTAAGAATTGTGAGAATATTACATTTGACTGCTCAATCGCTCATCGTAAAGGATTTAGATACCACAACAATTTAATTGGTACTACTCACGGAGACGGGGCTAAACAGGATTTACTACCGTTATTAATGGCTCAGGAGTTCCCGCTAGAGTGGAGTCAAACCAAGCACAGATACATTTATACGCACCACGTGCATCATAAAACATCAAAAGACTATATTGGAATTACGGTAGAGAGTCTTAGAAGTCCAAGCGGTACAGATAGTTGGCACTCACGTAATGGCTACCAACACGCACCTAAAGCTATTGAAGGCTTTTTACATTGTAAGGTTAATGGTCAGGTGGCACGGATTACGAATTTATTTATTCTAATGATTTCGGTATTTATGTGGTAATTAAAATAAATTTAAAAGACATCCCGAAAGATGTCTTTTATTTTAGTATCTTTGATACGTTTCATAAGTTTTAGTTTTTTCTGGTTCTTTCGGATTGACCCCTATCTCAAGTAGGGGTCTCTCTTTTTATAGTGAGTTAAAATTAAATATTTGGAGCAGGAAACCAATGAGTTACTTCAAAATCATCTATTTCACATTCTGTTATTATCTTACCTTCTTCAATATAAAAACACCCATTGCTTGATGCCCAAAACCAACCTTCGTTTGTAATGTAAATATAAGAGCCTATAAACAGATTAAAACTATTTTCTGAATAGCACCAAACTGTTTGATTTTCTCTTGGCATTTTATCATTAACAGAAATCCAACCTTCTGATAATATTTGTTTTGTTCCTTTTACCATTGTTTTTTGTTATTTATTTTTTCAATATACTCTTTCTTTATTGCAATAGCTTGTTCAAGCCTTTCTTTTATCAATTCTATCATATCTTCGTCACGTTCAACGATAATTGTATGATGATATACTTTATCATTTACTTCTAAATAATTGAAGAAATAGGCTTTATTTCGATTCGTAGCCAACATCTGCATCTGCATTTGAGCTACATATATCTTATCAATGTTCTCTTCAGCTACTAATCTAAAAAATTTCTTTCCCTTAGGGCATTTTATCTCTAAAATCGCATCCTTATCAATCAGTCCATCAGGAGAAGCTCCAGCGTGTTCGCCATAAGTAAAAAAGCTACAGTTTTGTACGTTTAGATTTGGATGTACTTCTTTGAACTTAGCAAAAGCAATTGGCTCTAAATCAATACCACGTTGCATATCTTTAGAAGTAAATCCTTCTTCTACTTCTCCATATAATTGCTCGATAGCTTTATCGATAGCATACGTCTCTCCTGTTAGCCCCATACCTTTTATTCCTAATAAATCAATAATCTTACTTGCCGTGAATTTTCCATACCTTTCTTTGTACCAAGATAAACTTCTTTGTTGGTCATCTTTCCCCATAGAGATGTCTCTATGCGGAAATGTGTCATACTTTACTTCTTTCCTCATAACTTTTAATTTCTTGTTTAATAATATCTTTAATAACTGGTTCTTTTATTGATTCTGCGAAATTCTTAATATGCTCTAATCTTCTTTTAAGCTCTACAACTTCTTGATGTAGAGTATGCACTCTTGCCTCTAATCTTCTTTCTTCGTTACTCATTGTAAAATTGTTTATAGACTACAAATTAACACATTATACCTTAAACTACAAAATATTAGCCTTATTTATAATGTTTAAAAATAGTGAATAACTATTGCGTATTATGTTTTTTATCTTTTACTTTGTCAAATGAAAAATGCAGAAATAAGTCAAATATTACAATATTGCGGTGTCAAGGAACATCGCTTGTGGGATTTGCCTCGCCCTAAGTGGACTCAAGACGATTTTAATGAACTGAAACAAATATTATGGAACAAAGAATCAGAGATATTATCAAAAGAGAAACAGGATTTGATATATCCCACAAAACAAGAAAACAAGAATATGTAGAGCTACGCTCACTATACTATGTAATACTAAAAGAGTTTGGCTATAGTTATTCAAGAATAGCACGAACACTATCCAAAGACCACGGGACTGTAATACACGGAATTAACTATTACCAAAATATAAATTCAAAACAATTAGAGAAACTAAAACAATTAATTATTAAAGAACTATGAAAAAGTATGTATGTGTTAAAGACTATGTTACATCAGAAGGAGATGTAGCTTTTAAACAAGGTAAGATTTATGAGCTTACTAGTAACGGAATGTTGTATTCTGAATTAGCTGGAGTTAAGTATTACTTGACTGAGCAATTTAAGAAGGTTAATTTTAAGAAGTACAAACCAGTTAAGTCATTTGGAGGTAAAGGATTATTTGATTCAACAACTTGCGTTCCAACAGCTAACGGTTTATGGACTGGAAGAACTATTACTAAAGATGTAGTTGATAGAATTAATAGCACTTGGAATATTACCACTACAAATCCTACTAATGATGGGGTATGGGTAAGCGAGTTTACTAAGTTTACAGAAAAAGACTCAATCGTTGAAGCGGTTGTTAAGAAGTTCCAAGACAGGTCGAGAGTAGGTATTGAAAAATACGGTACTACTTTAGCTGGTAATAATAGTTTAACTACTCTACAGTGGATAGATGAGGCTCAAGCTGAGGCTATGGATTTTTGTCTTTATTTAGAACGTCTTAAACAAGAGTTTAATGAGGAACGCAGAAATAAGTAAAGTATTATTTGAATCAAACAATAAAGACTCTTACTTATGGGATTTGCCAAGACCGAAATGGAAGCCAATTGATTTTTATAATCTAAACCAAATCAAAAATGGTCATAGTTATAAAAACAAAAAGAAAGTACACGATTTTGTAGAGCTATCAGATAAGAGTCTTTCAATGCAGAGGTCACAATCACATCTGATGAAACAAGTCAGAAGAAAATCAGATGGTAAAATATTTAGCGGAATGATACAGTTATGTAGAGAAACAGGAATTAATCGCTCATCGTTATCACTAGCACTAAACAAAAGACCAAACGCACCACAGAAATACATAGACGAATACGAATTTATATGAAACAAATGAGAACCCCTTTTGATGAATTATTTACAGTAGGAATGATTACAAGGCTTACTAAATTAAGCGACACTACTGTAAGAAAAAGAATAGAGCAGTTGGAATTATATCCAGCGGGTCTGAACGGTAAGGTTAAATATTACCACCACTCAGCAATAGAATACATTATTAATTTTGAACCTAATTTCAAATACTTAATTTTTGAATCAAAGCTAAATTATGATAACTAAATTTGAAGAACGATTCGGATATATGCTATCCGATAATAACAGACTACCACATACTGCTACAATTAAGAAATACTTTATTGAGCGTATGTTAAACGAGGGATGCCCTAAAATATCAGTGGCAGAATACTTTGGACTAAAGAGAGATACTATAAACAAAATAATAAAGGCTGAGAAATGTTCGCATTATTTTAGAATAGCAGAGCTTATAAGTTCAGAGAATACGGAGGACTTCAAAAAGGAATACCCATATGAGAAGCCTGAGAAATTTGTAGTAGAGAAGAATGCACCACGTTTCTCGTTGTACGAGACAATAGCAATACTTAGAAAAGAACCTAAGTGTAAGCTATGGAATAAAGACTTTAGAAAATTTGATAACAAAGATTGGATTAAAATAAATAAGCTATATGAAACAAAGCCCACTACAGCGAATAATTAAAGTTATGAATTACTACTACCGACAAGGCGCTAATAAGGAATCGGTAAACAAAGTATATAAAAACATTTTAAAAAAGAAATATGGAGTATAGAGAATTAGAACAATTAGTAATTAAGTGGGCTGATAGTCGTGGAATATTTGAGAAAGGAAATCCAACAGCTCAGGCTCTTAAAACAGTTGAAGAGGCTGATGAACTAGTTGACGCTATAGATAAACAAGACAGAGAAGAAGTAGTCGATGCGCTTGGAGATATTTTAGTAACTATTATAATTCAAGCAGAAATGCAAGGTCTAAAACTTGAAGATTGCCTACTTAGTGCTTACAATGTAATATCAAAAAGGCAGGGAACTATGAAAAATGGACAATTTATTAAAGAATAATTTGTCAGTTCCAAATAAAGTATTATTTTTACCACATCATAATTAACCGAGGTAAGGTCTGAGCCTCTTCATTTCAGTCCATAAAACAAATATATATTATGAGTTCAAACAGAGCGAAAGCATTTTCTCAACCGCTTTCAAATCCAGCAAAAAGATTTTTAGAGTGGAAGTCCAACGATAAGACGTTCGGATATTTTGACAAATCAATTGCAGAGAGTATGAAAGGCAAATCAGCAGAAGAAATTAAAGAAGCTGCTAATGTCAGAGTTACCTTACCCTTTAAATTTTTAGTACTAGACCAACTTCACACTGTTAGTGGATGGAATGACGCTACATCAAGTGGTATCTATTCTAATGAGGTTAAGTTTATCTCTAAGCAAGTAATGACTGTTAAGCCATTCAAAGGTAACGAGATTGCTAAAGGATTGTATGCTGACATTAAAGAGAAGGTTAAGAACGCAGGAGGACACTATGTTAAGTCTATCTACATTATGTTAGAAGATGGAACATTAGCTAACATCCAATTAAAGGGGTCTGCTGTGCAACAATGGGGCGAATTTACCAACAAAAGTCTATCGAGACTACCTGAAGAGTGGGTTGTAGTAGATAAGGCTGTAGAAGGCAAAAAAGGAGCTGTTAAGTTTACAACACCAGGATTTAAGTTTGATGGTTCGTTAAATGATGCACAAGCCGCACAAGCTGATGCTGTTTTTGATGAATTGGAGACTTATTTAAAGGCTTACTTGATTAAAGAGGAAGCTCCAGTAGAAGTTGAAGACTTAAACCAAGAAGTAGACGATTTAGACTTTATCTAGACCAAACAACAACACAACTACTTAACCCTCTGTTTTACAGGTGGTTACTTATTTATTTTAGTTATTAATACCATTGCGTCAATATGACACAGTACGCATTACGTTGAAAAAAGTCGTTTTTTAGGGACACCCCCCTTCTTTTTTTGATTTTTAATAGGGGTGTCTCTCAAAACAGCATACCAATGCGTTGTTACGTTATTTATTATTATTATAAATAATAAAAAGGGTATTGTGTATATAAAAAATATAATATACATTTGCTATATAAATAAGAGAGATTCTCTTATTTCAAAAGTTAATTATTTTATTATGAAACAAAACATTATTATTGTTGGAAACAACTACCAAGACTTTGTCGAAAAAGCTAAAGAGGTTACCAAGGGGTATCAAGTGGTTTGGTATGAACGTATCTTATTTAATGAGAAGTTCAAATTCTCCAAATGTAAAATAGATACTCAGGTTATAATCCTAAGACGTATTAGAAGTAGGAATGATATACCCAGGTGGTTTAAATTATCTAAATACTCAATAACAGTAGAAAAGAGAGGTTACCCTTTATTTTTGGTTTATCCAAAGATGGTATTTAATTGTCCTCCTAATCTATTTAAACTATTACCAAGAAGAATAACCGCAAATTGCAAATTAATTTTTAACGATGAGCAAGATTTTGCTCATACTAAAACAAACTAAAATGAAAAACATTCACGTATTACCAACAGAGAAACCGAGCATGGTTATAAAATCAAAACATAAAAAAACTTATTATTTATATTCCATAGAAGAATTTAAAGATATAGAGAATTTTAGGGAATATGATTCTAAAAATTGGGATAGCCAACACATATACATCACTTCTGACGAAGAAATTAAAGAAGGTTATGCTTTTCACCTAAAAACACAAGAAGTTTTAAAATTGAAAGGTGTTGGAGAAAAATCAAAAGAGATATTTCACTCTAAAGGATTTAGTTATCCAGAAGAATGTGAAAAAATCATCCTAACAACAGACCAAGACTTAATCAAAGATGGTGTACAATCTATTGATGATGAGTTTTTGGAATGGGTTGTTAAGAATCCGAGTTGTGAGTTTGTTGGAGTTGAGAAATATCACGGAATAAATACATCCATTGCGGAAGTAAATGCTATTAGCGGAGATGGTTCTTTAAATTGGGAAGGCAAAAGTGATTTGAGAGATTACAAAATCATCATTCCAAAAGAAGATTGGTTACTAAATAATCCACAGTGTAAACAAATAGAATCTTGTAGTAAATCATTATCAAAAAAATGTATTTGTACAAAAGAAGAACCTACTCTTGAAGAAGAATATCTTAAAGATGAATTAAAGAAATATGATGGTATTGATGTTGTAGTTCTAAATAAACAAGAATTTCCTAAACAAAACATCATTGATAACTGGCTTGAAAAGAATGGCGACCCAGAAATACATAAACAAGTTGAGCAAGAAGCTAAAGAGTTATGCGAACAAGAAACACTTGAAGAAGCTGCTAAAAATTTTTATCCGCCTATAACAACAGATTTAATATGTTCTCCAAAATTAGTTAGAGATGCTTTTATAGTAGGTGCTAAATGGCAACAAGAACAAATAGGTAAGTCAGAATTTCTACAAAGATTAAGAGCAACAATCTCTGATGCGGAAGCAAGAAGATTAATATTTGAACAATTTAAAAAGGAATAAGATATGGAACAAGAAATAAAAATATGGGTATTTTTTTGGTGTGGAGCAGCAGTCTTTTTTTGTTTATTATGGTGCTTAACTAATTTTAAAAACAAATAAGATATGAAACAAGAAACACTTGAAGAATTTAAAAAAAGATTTTCTAATGACAAATCAAATAAAGATATTAATTTAGATTACCAAGATGGTATTTTTTATGGTATTGAAATCGGTTCTAAATGGCAACAAGAACAAGACAAGAAAAGATATAGTGAGGAAGAAGTTATATATTTTGCAAAGTGGTGTGCAGAAATGAAAGTATATGACCATGAAACTTATGTTTACAATACGTTTGAAACACTTTTAGAAAAATTTAAAAACAGATAAGAAATGACAGCAGTAGAAACAAAAACAATAAATTTTTATTCAGCCAAATCACAAAATGCAATATTAGCACTTTATGAAAATGGAGATATATTTGTAAATGGTAGATTAGCAGAAAATGACAAAGAAGTTGTTGACGCTATGAGAGAATTTTTATTAAGAGAAGGTTTAATTAAAAACAAAGAAATGACAGAGTTTGATAAAGAAAGCGCTTTAGATTCTATAAGAAATATAGAAAGAGCTATAAATTATTTAGATAATACTGAATGTAATAATTTTTTTGAAATTACTAAAAATTTAAAATTAATTATTTCAAATATAAATTACAAATTAAAAAACATTTAAAAACAAATAAGATATGATAGAATTACTTTGTAGCATTATCATTGCTCTGCCTATATGGTTAGTTGCATTAGAGTTAAGACAGATAAATAAATTTAAAAACAAATAAGATATGTTAGACGAAATAAAAAAATGGTGGAATCGAAAGTGGTCTAATTGGGAAATTGAAAGAGAGTATTTTAGTTGGACTAATTATAATTATTATATAGTTTTAAAAAGCACTTCTAACGATGGATTAATTAGATTTAAAGAATTAAAAAAGAAATAAGATATGAAAAATGTGAAAATACAAGATTTGTGGGTAAAAATTACTTACGAAGTTAGATTAGGAGATTTAGAAATGCCACAAGATGTTTTTGACGAAATAAATCAAGCTATTGAGGATTGCAGAGATATAGACACTATGTCTGGTATAGATAGGTATCCAAATACTTCAGAATGGCTAACAGAAAACATAACGGAGAGAGATTGTATGGAATGGAAAGCAGAAATTGTGGAAATAATTGAAAACAAATAAGATATGTTAGACGAAATAAAAAAACCTGAAAACCCGTTTGTTTATCCAAATAATTTTTATGGTGATGACCCTGGAATAACACTAAGAGATATGTTTGCAAGTTCAGTTTTACAAGGTAAAATGAGTACAGAATATATAAGATATTTAAGTGATAAAGATATAGCGGAACATTGTTACCAATTGGCAGATGCAATGTTAGAAGCAAGAGAACAATTTAAAAACAAATAAGATATGGAAGCAGCAGAAATAAAAACATTGTGGAAAGTCGCAAAATCATTTTGGATTACAGGATTTATATTTTGGTTATTAGAAACTATTGTATTT